CGGAGGAAATAAACCTCATCACGAGGACGATAATATTGAAATCCACGGCTGGACATTTGAGCCGCATGACATTGACTTATCCTTATATCCAGTTATTAATGACCGTAATCTTATGCCCCTTGTGGATTGGAACGAAATGGACTGGGTAATCATAAAGAATTAATTAACAACTTTAAAACAACCAATTATGAACAATTTACCAATTAAAATTGATGGCAATCTTTACAAAGATTATTCTAATTCCCTTAGAGAAGAAATTGATTTATTAAAGGAAAGAGAAGAAGATTCTTGGCGCATAGCACTTGATATGTATATGTTTTCACTTAGATATATATCGAGTATATACAACCTTTATAAAATTAATCCTTACCAATTTTACAAAGACGAAATTGTTGACATGAGCAACAAATTTTTAGCCCATTCAATGGGAAAAAAGAAGTCATGGACAACAAAACTTAGCGATGGATTAGTTGAAGAATGTAGCAAAATTATTAATGAAATGGAAAAAATACCTACAAAATCATGAATATCCAAGACTTTGTAATAAATGTAACGACGACCGTTTGCCCTTCCCATATTGTTGAGCCTGTCCACCTTAGAAAATGGTGGAGGCAGCGCGGGGTTGGTGAACTTGAAAAATACTTTGTATCTGGAAATTCTATACATTATAACGAGGAAATCGACTGGAAAAAAATAAGCGACCATAAAAAATCATTATGGTACGATTCACAAAACTTTCAAATTCAAATGGGCAATGAATATTCTAAAAGGACGAGTTAAATACACGGCGGGCAAAGTTTTCGAAGGTCAATACGGACTTTCTATTAACGCTGCAATCACATTGGAAAACGGTACAGACATTCGCGTGTACGGAAAACCAGATGACGAAAAATTAAAGGCATTACAAAAAGATGACATCGTGACCATTATCCACGACGGTAAAAGTTACAAGGTTGCTTTTGACATGGTTACGGCGAACGAATTACCCGAAAAGGTACAAACACCCACGGAAGGAAATAACGTGCAACAGGCGGCAAATGTAGCTTCTAAAACGAACGGTAAATTGACCGCTGAAGAAATAAGCGAAAAGGCTACTTTTATGACGGGTATTTACGCCGATATATTTCACCAGTTGCAAGCCTCAGGCTTAGAACCAGCGCAAGCGCAACCAGCAGCCGCAACAATTTTTATTCAAATCGGAAAATTTTTTTAATCTCATATTGGTATGTTTTGCCCCAGCCTGTAAAATGGCTGGGGATTTACCAATACAAAAACAACTTAGATGCTTTTACCAAAACCATATATTTCAGTCAGCCAAATAAACCTTTGGTATTCCGACCGCCAAAAGTATATCAACCGATACTTTCTTAACCTTCCCGAAGAACCTTCCATTTACATGAACTTTGGCAAGCAGTTTGCCGAAGATACCGAAGCGTATATTAAAGATGGAATTATAATGGAAACCTTCCCCGATTTTTACATTGACAAAATACAAAGCTTCAAAGGTTGCGAGGCTGAAAAGGAAATAAGTCTTAGTATTAATGACATTCAAGTCAAAGGTTTTATTGACGTTTGGGACGTTGAAAATAACAGGGTTATTGACTTTAAAACCTCAGGAAAACCGTGGACAATGGACACGTTAAAAGATAGCCTTCAAATGAAGGTCTACGCTTTGGCAATGTTTGTCAACGGTGAATCAATACCAGAAAGTCAAATCAACTGGTTGGGGACAAAAAGAACAAAAGACGGTTTATCTTTCACGGGCGAAAGCCATGAAATTAGGCATACGTTTGAAATGGACGACTTATTAAAAGGCATTGTTTTAATTGAGCAAACGTGCAAAGAGATAAGCGACAATTATAAAAGTTTTTTAAACACATTTAAATAACCAGCCATGACAGATGAAGAAAAGAAAGCACATAGAAGGGAATACATGAAAAATTACATTAAGAATTTATCAAGATACCAAAAGGAAAAAAGACGTTTGAAGAATCTGGAAAGAAAGAAAAATAACTATCACGACAAAACGCCCGAAGAAATTCAAAGACGAAAAGAAACCAACAGACAACAGTATTTAAAAAACATTGATAAAATTAAGGCATACGCAAAAGCCTATCGCCTTAAACAAAAACAAAAAAAATGCTTACAGAACGAGAAAGAACAAAATTAATCAGGAACGCCGCCGCCATCTTTGTAGCTGCTGGATGTATCTTAACTTTGGCTTATGCTATTTATTTCATTGTTGACCTTGTAAAAAAATGGTACTGATGAAATATGAAATCAAATGGAAAAGCGGGAAAATTATTACCGACGCGGAAAGTATTGAGGATGCGATAAAAAAGTTTAAAGAACTGGGTATAGAGGTTGAAGATAAAGAAATAAGTATTGCATCATTTGGTTGAAATTTGTCCCGTATCTTATTGGTGCGGGATTTTTTTTATAAATAATGTTGTAAATATTTTTTTATTTAATTATTTATTTATATATTTACATATTGAAAATAACAAAAACAACTAATCATGACAACTTTACAGCAATTACAATTTGATTTTAACAATACTCAATCAAGAATTGAAGAACTTACAGTATTGAAATTAACTACTGTTAGTTATTGGCAAGCGAATTTAATTAAAAATATAAAAGAATTAGAAAATAAATTAGCAGAAATATCAATGAAATTAACAGCCGAAAGACATGCTACACAGTATTAAAATTACAATTCAGCACAAAAATTTTGAGTGGGTAAAATTAGCCCACTCATTTGAGCACGGAATTACTATTGCTCAAAATTTACAAGAAAAATTTGGACTGATTGGAAGAACATATATTTTTTCATCATGTGGAAAAAAAACGTGGATTAGATAATTTTTAAAACTTAAAAAACAACCAAAATGACAAAGAACATTTATTCAGTAATGTACACAGGCAACGCTAAAAGGTATCAAGACTTATGTCAAGAAATTGCAGCCTTTTCAAGACGCGAAGCCGTAGAAAGATTTTACGCGTCAATGCTAAATGAAAATTACTTTCCCGAAGACGAGTTTGAATGGGGTGGACTTGTTCGCGATTGCGATGGCAATGTGATTGCAGATGCCAACGACATAACCATTGAGTATGATGGTGGATACTTTTTTGCTGAACAAGTAACGACGGTATAATGAAAGAGCCAATAATAGAAACTTACGTTCCGCAAAACAAACGCCTTCCCTTCCAGATTGCTGGAGGGGTTGGCATTGCTTTTGTCATCGGGTTGATTTATTCACCAATAAACACAAATTACCAGTACACGTCTTTTGTGCCTGTTATTGAACGAGACACGGTTTATGTTCACAAAATAACATCGCTCACTATTCAAGGTAAGGACGAAAAAAAGGAAGTTGATGAAACTGCCTACGGGTCACGGTCATACGGGTACGAAGTTAGAAAGTTATCGGGCTTACAACTTAGGCAAACGCTGGAAGGTCGCGGTTTTCGAAACCTTGCAAAAGTTGACAGGGCAAAGCTTCGTCGAATTTACCTTGCTTACTGCTATGAATCAATGTTAATGAACGTCCACGTTTTAACCGATTTCCCTGTGAGCATGATTTATTCTTTTTTTATCATTGAGGCAACCAGTCAAGGGGTTGAAACAGAACTTTGGCGCAAACACGCAAACGCTGGAGGTGTTAAGGCTTTGAAAGGTCAACAATCGGTAACCTACAAGACCCGTGAGGTCATCAGGGGAAAAGATAAATACATAAGGGCTAAATTTATGAGTGCCGAAACCACGGAAGAAGGCATGAACCTTTGGGCTGGTGTTCTTAACTCTGGAAGATACGCGGCTTGCAAAAAGGCAAATTACAAAATTAAAGGGATAAAGTTGTACGAATCAATCTGTAAATGTGTTTACAAATCAGGTTATCACACCGACAGGGATTATAAGTTCCGTGCCTCATTGATGGCTGAATACTGGCAAATTAAACGGGATAACTTTCCTTTAAAGAAAGAATACAATGTTTTTTAACTTTTTTTTTATTTATTTGTGTAAATATTTTTTTGTTTAAATATTTATTTATATATTTACATATCGAAACAAACAAAACGATATTTCACCACTTAAAAAACAACAAAATGAAAAAGTCAAGAAAATTTGAAAATGTAAAAGAAGGTAATATAGTATCATTTTATAATCAAAATAAAATGATAGAACAAGGAATTGTCACAAGTGTAAATGATAAAACTTTTCAAGTAAGGACTCTTGATTTTTATGACAGAAATGGTGTTAAATGTTTTTATGATTTTTACCATAATTTTTTTAAAACTGGTACAAAGTCTAATTCACATTACACTTACGGAAACGCGATTGAAATAACAACAAATTGGTAAACCTCACAGGGCAGCGCCCTCAAGCTGCCCGCTTTTTTCACCACTTAACAAACAAAACAAAATGGACAAAAATTTTACAAACACCCAGTTTAAATGGACTTTTGAAAGCATATCGGATAACATTCCTACTATTATGCTGGTAACTATCCTTTTGACGTATGGCATAAACGCCTACTTAACTGCCATCTTTTTACCAATTAATTTTTGGATAGCAATCACTGCTTCCACCATTTTACAACTTGGACGATTTGCAGTCGTTTTCATGGACTTTTTAAACCCTACTAAAGGTAGAAGCCCTTTCCCACCTAAAATAGCCTTAGGCGCGACGATAATAGCCTTAATCGAAGTTTTCTTCGGGTTAATGGAAAAGTATTCTGGAAGCGAATTTATTACCATGTTCTTTTTTGTTGGAACAATCGTATGTTTTGGATACCTTTTAGAAATAAACTTTGTTAACAAAGGGGTGGAGGCATACGGTTTGGAAGAACCAAAGGTTATCAAAAGACGCAAAAGAAAGGTTGCTGCAAAAAAAGTCACGGAAGATGCACCAAAAGAAAGTAAAGGATATGTAACTTCGTTCCAAACGATAACACTTTGAGGACATACATCGGGGTTGACCCAGCAATCAGGATAAACGGAATGGCGGCTTGTATCATTCAAGGCAAAGAGGTAAAATTCACGAAATACAAAAGGTTCGTGGATTTTATCCTTGATGTTCCAAAGTGGGTGCAATACGAAAAACCCGTTGTACTGGTTGAGGATTCCAGCCTTCAAAACGTAACCTTTAATTCATCCATTAACCGCGCTATCCTTTCCCGTATGTCCCGAAACGTGGGCATGAATCAAGGCGCTTCCCGTATTGCCTATGAATGGATAAAGGAAAATGGGTACGAGGGTTACAACATCAGCCCTGAGCAAAAGGGGAAGAAGTGGGGAAAGGAAATATTTATGAAAATCTTCCAAAGCGAAGGTTACAAGTTTGAACCAAATTTTAAAACCGCCAAAATAAGTCAGGACGAAATCGACTGTTTTTCTCTTGCTTTACAGGCTAAAAATTACCAAAAACATGAAAAAAAATAACGAATTAATCGACGGAATTGAAATCAGCACTTGGAAGGAAATTGAAATGATTGCTAAAACTTACCCTAAGCCAATTAGATATTCCGACGGTTTAAATAGTAAAATAGCATTACTTAAATTTTATCTTGAGCCTTTGCTTCCAGACTTAAACCCGCCAATGATGGCAATGGATAAAGGGCGAATGCTTACAATAGCATATCGGTTGTATAAAAGCACCGACGGTGACGCGGTCACAAATTTATCATTGAAGATTATAAATCAAATTATACATTAAGAAATCGATTACGTTTGTTCATAGTTAATTTGTGGTGAAATCGGGGTTGGCAGTTGCGTCAACCCTTTCCATTTTAAAACGTAACCCCTTGAGTCTTTGCATAATCAACCACCGCACGGGCATGACAAAGCGCCAATGTATTTTGAAAGACTGGGTCAAACATCATCAACGCGTCTTTGTAATTGGTAAAAAACCCGTTTTCCGATAACACGGCTGGCATACTGGTTTGGCTCAGTACAAAGAAATTAGCCTCCTTGTCTGGGTCATTGTCAATCGTATCCATTCTATAAACCCATTTTGGGAAAGCCTCCTTGACCTCATTGAATAGGAAGGTGGCGTAAATATCAGCTTTCGTTTGTCCTATTGACGTGAACACTTCAAAGCCTCTTGCCGTTGGTGTTGCCGCGTTTCCGTGGATACTAAGGTATAATGAAGCCTCATAGTTCTGGGCGTTCATGTTCGCCTTTGCTACTCGCTTGGTAAGGCTAACATCAATCACGGGGTCATACACATTAATTACCGACATTCCCCAGTCTTTCAAATACTGCTCAATCTTTGCCGCGACTTCCCTGTTAAACACGCCTTCAAAGAACCAGCCGTAACCGTGGAACATTGAGTTGTTATGCTGGAAGCACTTTGAAGGGTAAGTCGTATAATTAAAAGGTAACTTTTTCTTTGCATCAATGCCGCCGTGACCAGCATCAAGGAAAACACAAAATTTATTTGCTTTCATATTTTATATTTTTAAGGGCGACGCAAATCAATGCACCGCCCTGTAAACGCATGAGGTAGCGAATCGTCTGCGCCTATAATTTAAACCCGATGAGCGAAAAAGCTGCGGAAATCAAAGAAAATTTGGGCGGTAAACTAACCGAAATCTCCTTGCCAGCACATTCACGGCTTGTTTCTTTAATTTTGTCCCAAATGATTTGAGCCAGTTGGATATATTCCCGCCAAGTAAATTTCACTTTGTTGCCTTCAAGATGAACATTTATCTCTGAGGCTAACTCCGCAAAGTTCATTGAGTAACAAGCCACGTCGCCCATGGGTGACTTTATTCCATCTGCATTTTTAAGGGCATCTTTTAAATTAGTCTGCATATTATTTGTTTTAACGTCTGAAAAATCTAAGAATAATTGTACCAATATTTGTTCCAGTTATGGACTTTATATTTTCCGAAATACTAAACAATTCCGTTGCTGCAATGATGAAGCTGACAGAATAGGTGATTTGCGATGGTAGTCCAAAAGTAATACTTGCCCCGTGAAAAATCATTATACCGCAGAAATAGGTTACCACCTTTTGCGATGTGCGATAAAGCCCTTTGCTGGTTATCGGCTCTCCCCTTTTCCTTGCCGCCATGATTCCCGTGACCGTGTCTGCAAAAACTACAAAGATTGTAAAAATCAAAAAATGTTTAATGGGTAGGAAAAACGAGAATAGCACTCCGCAGCAAATTGAATAGGCAATGCCATCGTAACCAAGTTTAAAAATGTTGTAGATAACTGCTTTCATTATTCAAGTTTTATTAACCTCACATCTCCATCAACCGTTGCAAACTTGCCATCAGCATATTTATACAAGTCGTATTTAACAGAGTTAAAGGTAAAGGAAATTTGATTTGTAAATGTAGATAAAAGTAGATTGGTTGAAATGCTGTAAACCTTGCCATTGTCAGGATTGAAAATTAAACGCTTGTTTACATTTAACTCAATCTTACCATCAATAATTTCACCGTTAAAATTTAACTTCCAGTCACCTAAAAACTTTGCCGTGTCTCGTTGAGCCGTTGTAAAATAAACAGGCTTACCACTTATTTGAACGTGCAAATCATTGTAATAATTAATTCTTTGCACTGCTTTGCCCTTTGTGATAATAGGCTTTGCATGAATAGCTAACGTGTTGCTTTGCCTTTCTGCATCGGTAACAAGGCTTTGAATAGCAGTTGCAGAATCGCCTAATATTTGCTTTGAGCCTGTGACTGTGCTATCAGACAAAGTTGTTTGCTGAATAATGTAATAAATGTTTCCTTGCTTTTGTATGTAAACGGTGTCTTTGACAACGTCTTGCGCAAAGGAAAAGAAAG